GGTTTTCAGTGTACAATTGGACCGTTAAATGATAGAGCTTAACTATGGCTGGATATACATACTCAGAATTAACAACAGATATTAGAAACTATACAGAAGTAGATTCTAATGTATTTACTGCTGCAGTTATAAATAGATTTTTAGAAAATGCAGAACATAGAATTAATTTAGATATTCCTATGGATTCAGACAGAGTTGAAGATGAATCTCAGTTTGCACAAAACTTTAATAGTATTACAGTTCCTACAAAAACTTTATTTGTAAGAGGAATTGAAGTTTTTAATTCTACAACCGCTGTTACAGATCAAGGGTTTTGGTTAGAAAGAAGGGACCGAACTTTTATTAGTGAATATGTAGGAGAAGCCACAGGTCCTTCAGGTGGTGCTACAGGACAAAATGTTAAGGGTTTACCTAAGTATTATTCTATGTATGGTGGCGCTACAACAGGGGCTAGTACAGCTACATCAGGTGCTATAAGTGTTGCTCCTACACCAGATCAAAATTATAAATATATTATTCATTTTAATAAGTTACCTACTGGTTTAGAAACCAATACTGCTGGAACTTATGTAAGTAATTACTTTCCACAAGGTCTGTTATATGCATGTTTAGTAGAAGCTTTTATGTTTTTAAAAGGTCCAACAGACATGTTGACACTATATGAAAATAGATATAAAACTGAACTACAAAAGTTTGCAGCAATGCAAGTTGGAAGAAGAAGACGAGACGATTACACGGATGGAACAATAAGAATACCAATCGAGTCACCGCCTCAATAATTAGGAGATTAAATTATGGCAATAACATCAGCAGTATGTAACAGTTTTAAAACAGAAGTTTTACAAGCGATACATAACTTTACAGCATCGTCTGGAAACGCATTTAAAATAGCTTTATACACAAGTAGTGCTACTTTAAATAAATCAACAACAGCTTATAGTTCATCAAACGAAATTTCTAACACATCAGGTTCAGCTTATTCTGCAGGTGGTGCCGCACTTACAAGTGTAACTCCAGCTTTATCAACTGACACTGCATGTTGTGATTTTGCAGACGTTAGTTTTACTTCAGCATCTTTCACAGCTAATGGTGCATTAATTTATAACGATACAAACGCTGATAGAGCAGTTTGTGCAATCGCATTTGGTGGAGACAAAACTGTATCAAGTGGAACTTTTACAATTCAATTTCCAACAGCAGACGCATCTAACGCAATTCTTCGGATAGCATAAGGAGTAACTCCTTATGTCTAATACTTGGAACACAGGCGTCTGGGGACAAAACGAATGGGGTGATCAAGGTCCCATAGTATTTACACCAACCGGTGTAAGTGCAACTTCTAGTGTTGGAACTCCTATAGCAGCTCAATTAATTTCTGTAGAATTAACAGGGGTGAGTGCTACTTCTTCAGTAGGATCATTAACTTTAGATTTAACATCTGTAGTATCTCCAACAGGAGTTAGCGCAACAACAGAACTTGGAAGTTTTGATAATGCAGGAACTTTAGTTGGTTGGGGTAGAAATGGTTGGGGTGAAGAACCCTATGGAGATTCATTTAATAAATTAGAACAACCAGCAGGATTAAGTGCAACATCTAGTGTTGGTTCTTTAAGTTTAGATTTAACATCCGTAATATCTCCAACAGGAGTAAGTTCTACTTCTAGTGTTGGTTCTTTAAGTTTCGTTATAGATTCTACACCTGTTATAACAGGTGTTAGTGCAACTTCGTCAGTAGGATCAATATCTCCAGCAGACGTTATGGGACTTACTGGATTAAGTACAACATCTAGTTTGGGAAATATATCTCCAGCGGACGTTGTTGGTTTAACAGGAGTAGGAGTAACTTCAAGTATAGGTCAAGTAGCGGTTACTCAATCTCCTATTGTAATTCCAACTGGAGTAAGTTCTACGTCTTCAGTGGGTTCTCTGACTATTCCAGCCATGCAAATAGGTTTAACTGGATTAAGTACAACATCTTCAACAGGTTCTATTTCACCTGCAGATGTCGTAGGCTTAACAGGAGTACAAGCAACATCTAGTGTTAATGCTACAGGATTAATTCTTAAATATTATGGAAAACGTACTCCTAAAACTAATACAACAGGGTATACAAGAAAAACACCTAAAACCAATACAGCAGGGTATACAAGAAGAAATCCGGCATAATTATGTTTGACTTAAACATAATTAAACAATATAAATAGACAATAATTAGGAGACAAAATTTATGGCATCAAGTTATTCCTCAGATTTAAAATTAGAGTTAATGGCAACCGGTGAAAACGCTGGTACATGGGGCACAAAAACAAACAATAACTTAAACCTTGTTCAACAAGGTGTTGCAGGCTATCAAGCAATAGATGTGGCGTCTTCGAATGTCGTTCTTGCAATGACTGATGGAACAGTTTCAAATGCAAGAAATGCAACTTTAAAATTTACAGGCACTTTAGCAGCTAATAGAACAGTAACTTTACCAGATAGTATTGAAAAAGTTTTTAATGTAATTGATGGAACTAATCACGCAGGATTCACCTTAACTTTTAAAACAGCTTCCGGCACAGGTGTGTTATTATGTGAAGGTAATTGTTATGTAGTTTATTCTGATGGAACAAATGTAGTAAGTGCAAACGAGTACAGAAAATGGAGAACTATAACTGCAGCAGAAACAGTTCAATCAGGTGCTCAACTTTTTGTAGACACAAATGGTGGAGCAGTAACTGTAACGCTTCCAGCATCGCCAGCTGTTGGTGACATCGTAAATTTTGTAGATTCAAGATACACTTTTGATACTAACGCATTGACTATTGGAAGAAACAGTTCTAAAATAGCAAACACATCCGCTGACTTAGTAGTTAATACTGAGGGTGCAGCGTTTGGATTAGTTTATTCTGGTTCAGATGTGGGATGGACATACACGGAGAAATAATATGGCAAATTACGAAGCAACAAAATACAATTTTTCAGGATCAGATCTTACTGGTATCGAAGGTACGGCTACAGGAACTATTTTACCTTGGTCTTCTGGATCAGTACCAACAGGTTTCTTAGAATGTAATGGTCAAACAGTTTCAAGATCAACTTACTCTGCATTATTTGGAGTTGTAGGTACTACTTATGGTGCAGGTGATGGGTCAAGTACTTTTCTTGTACCTAATTTAGCAGACAATGTACCAATGGGTAAATCTGGAACTAAGGCTTTAGCATCAACAGGTGGAGCAAACACTGTATCAGCATCTGGAAATGTTGGTGGATCAACAGCAAACGCTTCTTTATCAACAGCACAACTAGCTTCTCACAATCACCTTATAACAGGTCAAACTTTTGGAACTGCTTTTAATACTAGATTTCAAGCTACTATGGGTGGTGGTTCTTACACAGGTAGTAGAGGAGATGGCGGAGCACACTCACATAACATGAGTGCAACTTTTAGTGGGAGTGCAACTTCAGTTGTTCAACCTTATTTAACATTACTTTATATTATTAAGACTTAGGATAAATTATGGCAACAAACGCAAATTGGACAATAATCTTTGACGATAAATCAATACTTAAAAACTATGATGAGGGCTCTGAAATTGGTGGGGCGGTCGGATATAAAATTAATGATGATGCTTTTTGGAATCAATCTAAATTTTCTAATATTTGGGCTATCCAATACGGAACATCTGTCATTTCAGATGAAGTAGAACACAGAGATAACACCCCTCATTCATCATATGCTGATGCAAATCTTGGAGATATAAATCAATTTTCTAATAAATGGGATGCAAAACATTTAATTTATTTACAAGAAACTTGGGATAATAATAATTATGATGAAAATGGAAATTTAATTACAGAAACAGAAGCTGAAAAAATTACTAGATTAGGTGCAAGACCTACTTCTTATACTTCTTCATAATCCTTTATAAATAAAGTTGCACTATATCTAATCATGTCGGGGATGTCACTTGCGTGTTGAGAGTGCCAATGATCTGATGGAAATAATAGTGCTCTATTTTCTCTAAAACCAACATGAGTATCTAATTGTAAATCATCTTTATTTTTAATAAAAAAAACTGTTCCATTATTATTTGCTGTTATACCTTTTAACATAACCATAATATTTATTATACCATTTGGAATATCTTGGTGTGGTTTAAAATGATCTAAATTTCTTTGATCTATACCTGAACTCATACATATTTCTTTAATCTTTATTTTAAATTTTAATTCAGATTGTTTAATAAATAAATTTCGTAATTTATTGTCGTGTCTGAAATCCCATCTAGCACCATAATAAGTATGTTTGTTTTTTTCAGTAGCGTTATCAAAATATCTAGGTGTATAAAAAGCTTTAGTTAATGCAAAGTCTTGAATTGCAATTAAATCATTTTTATTAAAAAAATTGTCTAAAATTTTTATCATTTAGTAACTCCATTATTTTTATTTTTTAATAACATAACTCACTGATGTTCTCCAATATGGTATTTTTTTTATTGGTTGTGATTTATGTAATTGATTAGATTGAAATAATACAAAATCACCAGAACTATATTTAATTATTTCTCCTTCTATATTTAATTCTCCACCCCATTCTTCAGCCCATTGTGGTGTGAGAAACCCTACAATGCTATAAGTATTTTCTTCATTGTCTTGATGAAACTCTGTGTAGTGATTATCGTTTTGAGCATTTAAAACTATTCTTTTTATTTTTCTTTTTAATGAAAAATTATGTTGCTCCAATAATTTTTGATTTATTCTATCAAATAGACAATTAAAATAACCTATCCAGTATTGATCATTATAAACAACCTCTTCGTTTTCTACTAAAGTTACTCCAGGAAAAGCTCCCCCTAAATTATCTGGATTGGTTTGTCTATTTAAGCCCCACATATTAGCTGTGGTTAACCCCTGGTATAAATCAAAACAATCTTGAGTAGTTAAAACATTATTTATTATTTTTATCATGGTACCAACCTCATCCATGAAGTTAAGATATATTTTTCTCCTGATAAAGGAGAATTGCCTCTATGTAAGTATGGAAAACCTGCAGGCCAAATAACTATTCTACCTGTTTTAGGTTTTACTCTTTTTGAAAAATGTAAAAATTCAGTTTCTCCTCCCTCTTCTACATCATTTAAATATATTGAAAAAACAAATGCTCTTGATTGCATTTCCATAGGGGCCCCATGCTCTATATGCCAAACATGATAACCTTCCGTAGGTAAGGTTTTTTGAATCTTTAAACGAGTATAGTGTAGCTTTGTTTCTTTATAACTTTCTTCTGCCCCTGTATTTGTAATATAATGAACCCATGCTAAGTTAAAATTTAACATCATGGTTTTTAAAGTTTCCCACCAAACTTCAATATTACCTTCTCCAAGAAATAGTTGTTGATCTTGTTTTTCAAGAACCGGTGAATTTTCAAAACCTATTCTATTCATAGTTTGATTAAATTTATCTTGAGTTTCATATAAGTTAATTGCCTTTTTACATTCATCTTCTGTAATGTAATTATCATAAACTCCTATAAAATTATTTATGTTAACTGTTTTATTTTCCATATTTTTTATTTCCTTCTATAATTTCTAATTTTTTATTAATTAAAAAATGTTTTTCTGAATCAAAATTACAAACCAAAGAGTATCTTGTAACATCGTTTTTATGTTTATCAAAACCATGCCTTACCATTGGAGGAAAGACATAATAATCCCCAGCTTTAGGAGTTATAGATATATTTAATTCTGGTAAAATTAAATCGGCCCCGTCTGTAAGATATAAAATAGCGTGATATTGTCTGTGGTCATGAAATTCTAAACTGTCTCCTTTTTTTATTTCATTACCCCAGGCGTCTATAATTACAGATCTTTCTAAAAAATATGCAAATAAATCAGGATGTGATGTTTGATGTTTATTAATTAAAAAAGTAAAAAAATCTTCAAATAAATTATTACCAATAAAATGTTTCCAATCAGTCATTCCACCTTTTACGTTAGTATAATTATCCATATTAGGGTCTAAGTTATTTTTAATTTCTAGAATTATATTATGAACTTTATCTGGATATGGGTAATGACCATATAAAATATTTACAGTTCTTGGATAAGTAACATTTAAACTATTCGTATTTTGATTTAATTTATTATTTTTATCTATTAATTTAATCATTTATGTTATTTTAAGATTACCTGAAACAGATATTCTTTCTCCTTCACTTTGAAAGTGATTAACAAAATGTTGTAAACTAGCTGGAAAAATAAAAAAATCACCTTTTTCTGGAAGAAATTTTTGGAAAGTAATATTATATTTATTGCTACTTAACTCATTAATAAAATTAAGTCCACCTGGGTTAGAATCTGATTTATTTATTTTATTTTCTTTTTTTAATCCTTTTGGAATTTCTATAAAAATTACAAAAGATAAAGCACCGTCATGTCCGTGCAATGGATTAGATTCAAATTTAGTCATATAGTTAACCCATGATGTTTCTAATTCTATTCTAGATCCTAAAGTTTTTCCACTGTATTCTATGTACGCCCTGGCATAGCTATCTAAATAAGGGTAAATTATTGGAAACATTTTTTTAGGATTAATTACATGTTCATGTTTTATTAAACCCGCTAATCTATGATTATAATGTTTTGATTTTTTACTACATAATTTTTTTATAGCTTTTATTTCTTCTTCCTCTAAACAAGTTTTGTAAAGAAAAGGACCCCAATGAAAAAAATTATAATTTATTGTTTTATTTTTTTTGTTCATATTATTTATTGTATTTGAGTTAAAATATTTAAAGCAAATCTATTTATATTTTTTTTAGCTGCTATCCCTCTATGATATATTTTACTAGGAAAAATTAAAGCCTCTGACTCAATAGATGGATAAAATATTGTTTTATCTTCTATTTTAAATTCTGTTCCTCCATCACTATTGTGTAAATTATATATTATTGAGTATTGATTATCTTCAAAACTATCTGGGTGAAAACAAGTTTGACTATTTGAATTATACCAATTCCAATAAACTCTAGTTATTTCTGTAAATTTTAAAATAGATTTTTTATTTATTAAATCAAAAATTACATTCATATAACTGTTTAAAATAAGATCCTCAGTATAAGGTGAGGATTTACTATAAGTAGAAACTAAAAAACCTGCATCAGGTTTATTTATATTGTGGTCAGCACGTCCAAAGTCTAAACCAAATTTCCAATTAGAATTATTATATAACTTATTAATTATTTTTTTATTTGTATTTTCAGGAAAATTAGTATTTATTTTTGTTATCATTTTAAAATATTTTACCTTGTTGCCATTTCCACAAATTAGGTGAATTTATTATATTGTTATAGACATAATAATCTAAGTTTAAATATTTCATAATTTCTTCTTTATCTAAATTTAATTCTATATTATTTTTATTAATATTACAATATTCAACTCTGCCAAAATGCATTTTTAAAAATGTATGTAAGTCTTCAAGTTCTATATACCAATCAATATTAGCATTTATTAAATAAGGGACTTGAGAAGCCGTGTGGTTAACATTTCCTTTATGTCTTGTAATAAGATTAACATAAGAGTTATGTAGTGTTGAATAATTTATGTCTTTATAATCAAGATCATGTTTTAATAAATCATATTTAAGTCCCGCAATAAATCTTTCATATGGATTTCTTATAACTGTCCACCTAATTTTATTTAAATTTACTTTGTCGGTAATGATATAATTAGTGTTTTTTAGGCATTCAACTATACTACTAGATCCATTTTTATGAATTAATAGATATTGAAAATTATTTGTTTCATACAATTCTATGTTTTGGAGTAACATTTTCTATCTTTCATTCTATATTTATTTAATATATAATATAAATCAGTTATTTCAAAGGTTTTTATATGTTACAAAAATTAGGATTTTTACCAGGATTCAATAAACAAGTTACATCTACCGGCGCTGAATCACAGTGGACTGGTGGAGAAAACGTACGTTTTAGATATGGCACACCTGAAAAAATAGGTGGTTGGAATCAATTAGGACAAGATAAATTAACAGGGGTTGCACGAGGATTGCATCATTTTGTTAATAAAGATTCTATTAAATTTGCAGCTATAGGAACTAATAGAATTTTATATGTATATTCTGGTGGTGTTTATTACGACATACACCCTTTAGTTAATCCATCAGGAACAGCAATTACAAGTGCGTTTAGTACTAGTAATGGATCACCAACTGTTACCATAACAGCAAATGGAAATGGGTTTCAAGCAGGAGATATAATTTTATTTGGTGATGCTACTACATTTAGTGCTATCACTAACTCTAATTTTGGAGCTTCTGATTTTGCTGATAAAAAATTTATGGTTACATCTATTATAGATGTTAACAACTTTACAATTACAATGCCTAGTAATGAAACAGGTAGTGGGGCATCTACTTCTGGAGGTATTACTTTTTTTAGATATTACCATGTAGGACCAGCAGAACAACTAGGTGCTTTTGGTTGGGGTATACCTTTATGGGGTGGAGAAGTGTTAGGAGTTAAAACAACAACACTAAATGGATCACTAAGTGCTAATGCTTTTGGTACAGGTGGATCAGGAACAAATATTACTTTAACAAGTACAACAGGATTTCCAACTACCGGTACTAACTTTATTCAAGTAGACTCAGAAGAAATTTCTTACACAGGTGTAGCCGGAAACAATTTAACAGGAATTACTAGAAATGTTAGGGGAACAGCTAACGCATCCCATTCTAACGGTGCTACAGTAACCAACACTTCTCAATGGACAGGATGGGGTTCTGCTGCAGTAAACACAGATTCAATAACAGATCCTGGTTTATGGTCCTTGGATAATTTAGGAAGTACACTTATTGCTTTAATACATAATGGTGAATGTTTTGAATGGAGTGGTGACGCAACTAATGCAACAGCAACACGTGCAACTATTATAACTGGTGCACCAACAGCGTCACGTGATATGTTGGTGTCAACACCTGACCGTCACTTAGTATTTTTTGGAACAGAAACAACTATAGGTAATAAAACCACACAAGATGATATGTTTATAAGATTTTCTTCTCAAGAAAATATTAATGATTACACACCTACAGCAGAAAATAGTGCTGGTACACAAAGACTGGCCGCCGGATCACGGATCATGGGTGGTAAATTAGGTAGAAATGCAATTTATATTTGGTCTGATACTTCTTTATTTACTATGAGATTTGTTGGAACTCCATTTACATTTGCTTTTGAACAAGTAGGTACTAACTGTGGATTGATAGGAATGAATGCAGCTGTTGAAGTTGATGGTGCTGCATACTGGATGTCTGATAATGGTTTCTTTAGATACACTGGTAAACTAGAATCTATGGATTGTTTAGTTGAAGATTTTGTTTATGATGATCTTAACACTACATCTAATCAATTAGTTTATGCTGGTATAAACAATTTGTTTGGTGAAGTTACATGGTTTTATCCATCTGCTACATCTAACAATGTTAATAGAGCGGTTATGTATAGTTATTTAGATTCAACGTCTAAGAGACCTATATGGTTTACAAATGATAGTAGTTTATTTCCTAGAACAACATGGGAAGATTCTGCTGTATTTGGTTTACCTCATGGAACTCAATACGATCCGGACACAGATACTTCTTTTGATGTGCAGGGAAACACAGATGGTGTTACATATTATTATGAACATGAAACAGGAGTTAATCAAGTAAGAGAAGGAGTAACGGTTGCTATACCAGCTAACATTACATCAGGTGATTATGATATTACACAAAAAGTTGTAAGAGGAGCAGCTACAAATATGGCTGACCTTAGAGGTGATGGTGAAAACATTATGAGAGTTAGTAGAATTATTCCTGACTTTATATCTCAACAAGGAAATGCAATTGTACAATTAGAACTGAGAGATTATCCAAACGATGCAGCAGCAAGTTCATCATTAGGTCCTTTTACTGTAGCAACCAACACTACAAAAGTAGACACACGAGCTAGAGCAAGAGCTATAGCTCTTACAATATCTAACACTGCAGTAGATACTAGTTGGAAGTTAGGAACTTTTAGATTAGATATACATGCTGGAGGACGAAGGTAATGATTGATAAAAGTATAAAACAAGATATAGGTTTTAGCATAGTTAAACCCTCTAAAAATGGATCAAGACCAGGTTATAGAAGAAGTAATTATGATGGATCGGGTGGTGGATTATCTGATAGTAGTAATGATAAAGACAGCTCACCGGGTCCAGAAAGAGAAGATAGTGGTAATGCTAGAGAAAATTACAGATCTACACAATATAGTTCACCTAAACCTAAATCTACACCTACAATTTCACATAGTCCTCACACTAAATCTGGTTATACAGGACCCACTAATTATGGTCCACAACAACCTCCTCAAGAAATAATTGGAGACAAGTCTTTTAATGTAACACCAGACACAAGAGATAAAAGAGAAGAAGCAAGGGTTAAACAATCAATATTAGACGCACCTATTCCAAATATAACAGATAAAGGTATAAGTTTTTTTAAAGATGGAAATTTGTTAACTAATTCTTTAGTAGCTGGTGATAATCCTTCGGGTAAATCAAAATTTAATATGGGAAATATATTATTTAACGCAGGTATGTTTGCAATTAGTCCGGCGTTATTTGCAAAATATCAAAAAGGTAAAAGATTGTACTCGGGAGCAAAGTTTTTAACAAATACTCTTTCAGATGTTACAGGAAAAAATGTTAGTAAACCATTTGATGTTGTAGAAGATTTAACTAAAAACATAAATCTTAAAGATAAAAATATTATAAAATCTTTTAAAGATTCTTTAACAAATAATTTAACTTCTAAAACTAAAACTAAAACTAAACCTGTTATTAATACAAATACAGATAATGATAGAGATGGAATAGCTACATTAGAAAAAATGGATTTACTACAAGATGAATACAAAACACTATTACAAAAAGGTAATCTTAATGACGAAGAACAAGTTAGATTCAATATGTTAAAAAATATGTTAGGGATATAATGGCAAAGATAGTACAATCATTGACAAGAGCAAGCTCGGAGTATGAAGAAGATGTAGCACAATCTTTAATTAGAGATCTAGATGCCGTGTTAGAAAAATTAAACACAACGTTTCAAGAAGAATTAAAACAGGAGATAGAAGCTAGAAGTTTCTTTTTAGATTAATGGCAGTAGTAAACCAATACAAATTTGTAGGTATAGATAACAGCACAACAGGTGGTGCACTTACACCATTAGGTTCTGGTATTCCTGCGATTAATGAAACTATTGTTATTAAATCTATACTTGTTACAGCAGCTGGCACACCTACAGTGACAATCACAAACAACAGTATCACAGCTATTAAATCTGTAGCTTTAACAGCCAATCAAACAAAAGAATTATTAACCCAACCCTTAATAGTAGAAGGCGGTAAAACCTTTACAGTACAATCAAGCAGTTCAGACTCGTTTGATGTAGCTATTAGCTATCTAAATATTAAGAAAGAGGTAACAACATAATGAAAATGTTACATGCAAAAGTAGAAGAAACATATAGACACAAAGAAACAGGTGAAATTTTTAAACAAAAAAAAGACTGGGAAGTCAAAGGTTATAAGCCAGAAGAGATGGCACAGGATGTAAAAGTTATCATGCCTCCTCTTGATTTGTTCAGTAAAACAAAGTAAACTAGTAAAACCATGGGAATAGAAGATATACAAATTTCAGAAGAACTAGAGACTAACGCACCATCTATAAAATATAGTGGTAACGAAGGTCCTAAATCTCCTCAACAAATGCAAGAAATGATGATGGCTCAATTAGAAGAAGAATACTCTAAGTATCTTGATGACGTAATGGAGCAAGGATTAGATCCTATGTCCTTTGAAGAATTTTTACAACAAGCTATGGCCGAAGGTCAAATGGCAGGTGGCAATCCATTACCACAAGATCCAACTAAACCAGTAAATCCTTTTCAACCTAAACCTACAGGACCAGTATTACCTGACAGACAGATGGCAGCGTATGGTGGTATCATGGGTATAGATGGTAGAAAACAATATGGAATAGGATCATGGTATCAAAAATATGTTAAAGATCCACTTGAAGTAGCTTTTACTGGAAAAAGTTATGAAGACTTAGAAAAAGAATCACAAGCAAGAGTTGATAGAGAAGATGAACAGTATGGTGAAAATTATGAAAGTCCTTTTGATACTTTTTTTAAAGGCGAAAGAGAAGACCCCGATGATCCGGATAGTAAACGTGGGAAAGGTGCAAATGAATATATTATACCAGCAATTGGTGGTGCACTAGCAGGATTATTCACTAAAAAAAATCCAGATGGATCTCCAGGTACTATGTCTCCAGATGAAACAGCATTAGCGTTAGCAGACCTAAAAAAATCTGCAAACATACTAGATCAAAAACAAGCTATGGCAGTAGGATTAACTGTACCAACAGTTGCATCTAGAAAATATAAACCATCAGAAATGATTAAAGTATATCAAAACGCAGCTAACGGTGGAAGAATAGGATTTAACATGGGTGGTGGTGCTGACATGGGTGCTCCGCAAATGAATAACGCACAAGTAACAGAAGAAGCAATAACTAAAATAATGCAAAAAATGCAAGACCCAAATTTAACAGATGAAG